TTCCGTAAAAGCCCAGAGCCCATCACTATCTGTAGTAGTAGATGCCTCTTGCGTTGTAGTACCTGTTTCCAATAACGCTACAGTAGCCCCGCTTATAGCAGTTCCTGCGTCATTGAATAAATACCCTCTAAAGTTGACCGTCATGACCCGCCTCCTAATCTGGAATGATCGCGATAATTAAGAGCTTCTCGGCAGTAGTATCGGGGGTCCCGCATGAGGTCATCATCATCAATGAATACCAACGTGATGTTTTCCCCTGCCATGCTTGCTCTTGCTAGTACGTCTCTGGCCTTTGACTCTACCCCGCCAGAGTACTTTGTATAGTGATAGTACACCCCTTGGACGTTAATCCCTAAATCTGGTGGGTTCGTAAACATAAAGTCTATAATGAATCCACCCTTGTCCAGTCTCCCGCCCATTAGAGGGGACTGGTAGGTGAAGTCCTCACCAGGGGTTTTCCCAAGAGAGATGAACGTCTGGTACGCCACATATTCTGGGCCTGAGCCCTCCCAATTCGGTGGTATCTGTACTTGCGATGTCATCTCATTAGCCCTCTAGTATCATTACCCATGCGACCTTATCATTGTTAGACGCACTATCCACATAAAACACGTTTGCCGGTACGCTTCCCCCGAACTCTCCGAAATTCATCACGTGGGTATTCGTGGCACTCAGCTCATACCCGTTGCTTGCCGACACGTCGCTTTCGCCAACGTATGTTAAGCCTGAATTCCCAGCCAGAGCCTTGAACACCACGTACTTCACCCGGTTTGTTACATTGCTAACCTGCACGGCTGTTCCGGCAGATGAAACATTTGTTATGCCCGAATCAACTCTCATTTTCCTAGTCTCCTGTTATGGTTCTACTACCTGGATAGTAGTCGATCCTCGCTCATCGTATCCGGTAAATTCCATACCTTGAGCCGCAACCACATCCACATAATAATTCCTCGTTCCTCCCGAATCATCCCTGAAAGTGAACTCAACTAAGGTGTCACTCTCAATAGCGCTGATAAGGTTAGAACGCAGGTCCTTCGGTACGTTACCCTTGTAGGTGTTATTCAGGTCAACTTCCACCGTGTGGCCCCACTTGGGCTCTATCTTTTTTCTCCATTCAAGGGTAAGAGACACTACATCTGGTGTGTCGAACTTCTCTAGACCCGAAGTTGTAGCGGTTGAACGGTCCAGGGTAAGCCTGAACTTGATAGCCCTGAATACTGTCCCTGCACTACTACCAAAGGTATAGGTATAAGTCCCTGACGTTGCCCCCATAGTGGAAGAATCCACCGACGCTACCGCCACGGTATAATCCGCGGCTGAATCCTCATAGTCTAATGCGTACTCCACCTTGATCGTCGATGTAGTACTAAGATCCTGCGCCTCTATCCGTAGATTGAGCGCAAGCTTGTTAACTTCACTCTGCCCGGCGTTAAACCAAGGCGTCTCATGAACCCCCTGTTCGGCATACGCAAACTCTGCCACCTCAGAAGGGTTGATAATATCTTTTGGGAGATCCATGACGTGGACAACATTATTGTGTCCCCAATACACCCGGTACTCCCCGTAAGCATCAGACACATGGATGGAATCCAGTGGCTTACCCTTATTGCCTGACTGCCACTTCACTTCCCACCCCATATCGTTGTATCCAAGAATCGTGCTGTACCCTGAGTCCGAAGCGATCACTGGTGACCCTTGGTGGGATATCCACTGATAGGGGATTGACACAAGAGATATGGATGCCGGCGAAGCTTGGGCATCAACCCCAACTAACAGCTCGTTGTGAGAGCCGGCCATGTACCGTATCGCCCCCCGGTTATCCTTGGGCAACCCATCATCCCTGTCGGGGCCAACGACCGTGATAACAGCCGCATTATTACCATTAATATATTTATAAATCCCATTGCCGCTCGGGATATATACAGAATCTCGCCACCTGATAGTCCCCTTCCCATTGTCTGGGTGAATAGGGAAATCCATCTGTGTCGCTTCCCACATAGCATTATCAGCATTGTGAGCAAATAATCCTGAAGTCGTAGCTGCGTAAATAATAGGAACCCCAAAGGCGTTTCTCGCAACGAACAGCTTGGTTACCGATCCATCTGGGAGAGGAAGCATAGCATCAAGAGTCTCTGTCCCTATGTATGTGGAGTGCCATAGCTGCCCAGTATAAGAAATCCCCCATAGGCGTTCGTCCCATACGGTGACAAACTGGGTGTCCTGCGTGTCAGTTGTCCAGCTAGAGCCATTTGAAGAATAGGTATAGCCACTTCCATTAGAATCGTAATGAGCAAAGACCAGGTAGGTAGTCCCTCCTGCTTCAGTAAACACCACGCTGTCCGTCACCTGATCAGTAGCACTCTGGGTCACTTCGCTCCAGTTAGTACTGGCGTTGTTATATTTGTAAATCTTAGGGCTTTCACCAGTGGTCCCATTCCATGCCGCATATATCTCAGAACTAAGTGTGCCTATAGACCCTATCCTCGGGTCTGACAAACTATGAGACGGACTAGTGCTTTCAGTAACAAGCCCTGGAAGAACAAGGTGGTTCTTGTAGCGTAGCTGACAGGTTGAATACCAGGCTCGGTTAACACCTCCAGCCCCGTCCATCCTGTTAATGCCAATTCCACCACGCCAGTCAGACCATGCAATGATCGACGTGCGGAGCTGTGAGTCCTTCGTCGTATCTCCAATAACTATTTTTGCAGGGTAGATCGACGCAAGCGTAGAACGCACCGGCCTTGTTATTGGATAGTAAACGCCTCCGAGATAAACCTCGTTAGCCTCAACTACTGAGTTCGCCATCAGTCCACCGACCTAACATTAACCAGCATCGGGAATGCCCGTCTTGCACGTTGCGCCTGGTCAGACCAGAACGCGGCCAACTGACGCTTCGCATCAGGATCGGTAGATTGACCACCAGATGTAGACATAAGCGCAAGAGTAATTGCGTTAGCAATAATGTAGTCTTCATCAATCTCTGTCGCTGACGAGTCAGCAGTTAATAATGCTGGCTTATCGCCCCCGACTATCTTGATGAGGCTGTACCCCACCGCCGCCTGTCCATCTCTCATGAGGATCAGGTCTCGGGCTTCCTTGTCTATCTTCCAGTTACGCCTGTCGAGTGCTGTCCATTCAGCAGTATCATTCGCAACCGCAGAGATATCATCAACCCATACGGTACAAGCCCCGAGGTCTGAGTCATACTCAAGTCCTACAGAAATAATCGCAGTATCCGTCTCAGGATTGGCAAGAGACATCCTTACGAACGTCCAGGTATCTGCACTAAGGGCAGGGATACTCAGGGTTTCCAGTGGACTACCACAAGATGCAGTGTCATCAAGAAGGAGTTTCAGGTTGCCGGAGCTGGTAGCCACGGTACTCTTCACCCACATCTCAATCGTGTCATATCCAGAAAGGTTTTTACTTGTGATGCTATCGGTTACGAAATCCCCCGCAGAAGCACCGGATGCAATAACCATCTTCAGCGACTGAGATCCCTGTTTTTTATCTTTTGTATCCAGTGACTGGGTAAAATCAGAATCTGTTTTCTCATCAAAGGTCGCTGTCCCCGCATGAATACGAGTAAAGCTTACCTTTTCCCTGTACTCTATCTTCGAGATCATGGAGATGCCGGAGGGGATATCAAAGCGTACCTGTTTCCCATCTCCGTGCAGTGAAATATTCTCTATCGGGTCATACACCCATCCGGTTGCGGAGAGAATACTTTGGTTTATAAAGTCATCGACGTTGTCTGGGTTATAGTCCCAGTGCCATAGCTCATAGGACTCTGATGCCGTGGACGCTGTTGCCGCTGGCATGAAGGTGGACGTTGTGACATTGCTAGTAATAGCAGAGTCGGTGACACGACGAGTTAGCCCGTCGTTATCACCGCTCGTAAATCTGATCCATTTCCCAATTTGGTTGTCAGCACCACCCAGAACAATCGTGTTGTCCAGTAGCGTTGTAGTGCTACCGCTGCTTGTCGCGGCAGACACATAGACAGCCCCTAGAGTGCGACCTATATGCTGCCTCAGTTGCTCACGAGTTCTCCCTTGAATTGCTGGCATTGTCTTTCCTCATACTATCAATTAGCGCCGACGAGCTGGGGCTCTCGGAGCTGCTCGTCTGACCGGAGCAGGCGCAGGGGCTCTGCGATTCGGGGCTGCTGCCCGTGGCGCAGGTCCTTGCGGTGCTCTTCCCGGCCTAATTTGTCCATTACCTCTAGGTGGTTGACGCCTCGGCATTGGCATTCCAGCGCCCGGTCTGCCAGCGCCTCTCCCCCCACCGAGTACCTTCTGAACATCTTCAGGCCCAAGGGTTTCCATAATGCTCTGGATCATAGGTAAAGCCATCTTAAAAGCTGCCGCAAACCGAGGGTCATTAGCGGGATCTCCTCCGCCGGGGGGTGGTGGTCCAACAGGTGGGCCACCAGGTGGTGGTGGTGGAGGCCCGGGTGGCCTCATTCCGCCAGGGGGTCGCATTACCATGTTAGTACCCTCCCTTTTTCTTCTTAGCCATAGGTTTCCCCGTAGCCTTTGCGTATTTCTTGGCTGCGGCTCTACCTTTAGGAGTATATGCGAAGTGGCGCTTGCCTACTTTTGGCATAGCTATCCCTCCTTATTTCTTTGAGGACTTCTCGCTCTTCACCTGTTCGAGCTGTGCTTGCAGTTCAGTAATCACCCTTGATAAAGCTCGGTTCTGAACTTCCAAGGAGAATATCCGATCTGATTGCAGCACTGCCTCGACGTCCTCTTTTGTAACATCTACGTTCACACGCACGTCGCTAGTCATCGTTTCACTTCCTAATGATATATTTTCCTATTCGTACTCGTAATACGTTTCGATGCGTATTTCCGAAACTCATTAAGAGCACGTCCTATTTCCTTCCGTTCAAGCTCAGTAGGGGGACGCTTGTTATACTTCGTCCTCACTTGCTCGACAAAGCTCTCAGCAGCGTTCCCCATCATCTCTTCAATCTGGGACTGGCTGGTTGTATCGTCAGCAAGAACTTGCACCTTCTGCTTATGCTCAACACCAAACCTGTCGGTAACCTTCAGCATAACCATATGGGCGACAATCTTTCCGCCAGTCTCTGCATTGCGCCCCACCGGGGCCACCCCTAATGGGATAGACCCCGATGGGGTCCAGATATCAGTTGCCATTCTAATTCCTAACTGCGTATATCCAACATAACAATCTGGTTGTCAGTATCCACGGACGGGATTCCCATCGCAGTACCTATTGGCCTGGTGTCTTCTTCAGAAGAAACGTCCCACAGGTCAAATGCGCCTGACTCACCTGATGCTTGGCTAACGCCTATAGCGTCACCAACAACAGCCACTGCCGCTCCAGACAATACAGAGGCAATACCGGATGTCTGTAGCCAGCAATAGTAGCTTGCCGTCACTGGGATCGTGGTTACCCCGAGTGGCCCGGTTGTCATCGTGCCATCACCATCAACGATCTTGACGTTTGTGTATGGGTTGTAGGCCAACCCAAAGAGAGACGCTGTGGTCAGGGCTGTTCGTATTCCATCTGGCTCATCAAGAGTGATGATTACCGTGTTATCGTCAGACGCATCATGGGCGGGGTGAGACTTAATCCTGTAAACCTCTCCCTGACCAGGGCCGTCATTACATATCAGATAGCCGTCCTTGTACTGATCCTTTGTAAGATCAGTGGTCGGCACTTCAATACTGATAGTCGTGTCACCCGCCGACTGCGCTGCTGTCGCCTGAACGTCCATGTCGTGGGCGGCTACTGCTGCTATACCATCAACAATTTGCCCCGCAGTTGTAATAGCGGTGCTGCTATTCTTGGCATAATAGAACGTGCGACCATCAGGCAAAACGCCCTTTGTACCAAGCTTCTGCTTTTGCTCAGATGTTTCGACTTTTTCCTGTCCATAACTAAGATATACCACCGTTGGAAATGCCATTTCAAACTCCTTCTTACAGGCTCAAAGTCCTGCGAATGCCGTTGTTAATATATCGCTAGGCACGGCAATCGTTACACCTAACTTGACTGTGCGTAAGGCCCTAATCGCCTTTTCCCTCTTATCCGTGGATCAGGCTTATTTTCCTCAGTCTTCTCGGGAGAAGGCTGAACAAGCTTCGGTCCGGTATTTCTCCCTGCACACCACCGACACGTACATGAATCACTGGGGGGCCACGGGAAGAGCCCTACACGGGCCTTTCGGGATACATAGTCTGGATTCCCTGGTAGGTTATCCAGCCTTGTTCCTGCTTCACTCACGACCTCTCCACTTGGAGACACCATAGTGCGGTGGCGATACAGAGATATCTTCGGCTGCCATTCGTCGATATACTCCCACGAATAGCCTTGCCCCACTAATTCCTGTCGCAACTCAGTGCGTTCCTTGGTTGTTATAGCCATATCATTCCTCTAACTAGGCGGTTGCAGGTGTCGCGGCATCCAGCGTGAGGGCAACGCCCTTGGAATCGTCCAACTCGAAAACTCCGTAGTCACTGGTCATTACGACTTCTGTCGCACGGAGAGAAGCGTCTCTCTGACGTTCTGTCCTAGTGTCAACACTCTTCAAAACAGCGAGAGCTGACTTGTCCGCGCAAACCCCAACGGCGTCATCCGAGGCGTCAATCGTTATGTTTCCATCCTCGAATATTGGGACACCGTTGATCGGGCGAAGACCACTGAAGAAGTTGCCTAAGAGTTCAGCAGACCAACCTGCTGGAACAGGATATGTACTAGATGCCGTCACCGCAGTGTTGGCAATATCCCATACCGCAAACGGGTGCTGAACAATGTAGACCTGTGACCCGAACTTGTTGCCCTTGGCATAGGCTACGGTTGCGGATACGTTCGCAAGGCTCATGCTTCGGCCAGCAGCTCCGATATCTGTGCTGAAACCAGAGTAAAGCGCCGTTACGTCAGAGTCCTTTTTCCTTGCCATGCCGTCACCAAGCTGTCTCCCAATGATGGAGAACACGTTCTCGGCACTCTGTCGTGCTAACTTATCGGTAATGATAATCTTCGCACCGACCTCTGCCGCTGTGAGGTCTACCGTGGTCATCCCGATATCTTCCTCGTCGATGATGTCCTGCCCGTCAACGAGATCGGACATACTCATTTGTCCTACCTTCGGGACTGTGACCTGCTTAGAACCTTTGGGCAACGTGAACTGCTCAATCAGGTTCATAGCCGGAGCATTGTGCTCCTCTGTAAATCGCGCTGTCGCGATAATGATTCGTTGGGCATTCTCCAGATTGCCCGTAGTTGCCGTCTGTGCCATATCGAGCCTCCTTTAAGCTCCCAGTGCTAATCTTCTTGCGGCGCGTACTGCCGCTTCTGACCTGTCGCCGTTATTGTACGCATCAAGTAACCTATCGTCGTTCGACGACACCTCCGCAGCTCCCTGACTATTGTCGAAAGTCTGTGGAGGAACACGACCTTGCTTTAGCCGAGCATTTTCTGCTCGAAGATCCCTATCACTTCGTATTCGTTTGACCTCCTTCTCCATTTCTGCCGGAGTATTGGCCTGTTGAATAGCTATAAAATCGT